CGATGGCTAGGCAGGTAGATGTAGAATTTCGGTTTTTGGACAACTTTACAAGTAGCTTTAACAGCACTATCGCCACGCTCACAAGTGGCACAGCCGCCGCATCAAGGGCTTGGAAAGGCGTTGAAAAAGCAGGACAGAGCATAAGTAATCTCGGAGGCAAAGTCACCACTGGGGTTACTTTGCCACTTGCCGCTGTTGGCGCAACGAGCTTTAAAAGTTTTGGCGAAGTCGATAAGACATTAAGGCTTGTAAGCGAAACAATGGGCAGTACTGCTGACGAGGCAAAAGTCCTTGAAAGTGCTATAAAAACTGCTGCATCTAACTCCACATTTGGTATGCAGGATGCAGCGGATGCGTCTTTGAATTTTGCAAGACAAGGATTTGATGCAGCACAGGCGGCAGATATGATTTCGCCTGCCATGAGCCTTGCAGCAGGTACGGCATCGGATTTGTCAATGGTTACGGGTGGTCTTGGTAACACTTTAAAGGCATTTGGAGCAGATGCAAGTGAAGCAAGTCATTATACAGATATGATGGCAAAGGCACAGGCGCAAGCAAACACGGATGTTCAAGGTTTGTTTGACGCTATGAGTATAGCAGGTTCGACAGCAAATACGGTGGGTTGGAGCTTCTCAGATTTGGCGGTGCTGACTGGCGTATTCGGTGATCATAGTATTGGAGCGTCTGAGGGCGCTACAGCGCTTAACACAGGTCTTATGAGGTTGGCAAGTCCTGCAAAAGAGGCATCATTTTGGCTTGACAAATTGGGTATAAATGTCTTTGATACAAACGGCAGTTTAAAGTCTATGCCCGAGACAATTTCTGAGCTACAAAAAGGTTTTGCAGGATTGAGTGACCAACAACAATTGGCTGCTGCAAGTGCTATATTTGGCAAGAATCAAGCAGCGAAATGGGTAACTTTGATTAACGGTCCAGGTATCGAGGCTTTACAAGGCTACAAAGACAGCATTGAGGGAGCCACTGGAGCATCACAAGCAATGGCTGACGCTCTAATGAGCGGGCCTGGCGGTGCTGTGGAAAAATTAAAATCATCTTTTGATGTATTTAAGTACAGTGCTGGCGAAGCCTTGGCGGGTGCAGTCGTGCCTTTTATCGACAAAATTACAGAGTTGCTAGATAGGTTTAATAAAATGGAGCCAGCACAGCGCAAGCAAATTGTTAGATGGGCGACGATGGCGGCAGCAGTCGGACCTGCTTTACTGATTTTTGGCAATGTAGTGACTATGGTTGGCAAAGTTGGTGGAGCGTTTACCAGTCTAGGAAGGTTTGCAAGTATTGCAACAAGAGGTTTTTCAGGGCTTTCGGCAGGTGGCGGAGTACTTAGGACCGCAATAGCGGCAATTGCATCACCTGCGGGCATCGTCATGGCAGTATTAGCGGCAATTGCTATCGTGGTTCTTGCAGTGGCAACAAACTTCAAAGCTTTTAAATCAGCTATGAATTCAGCATCGCCAACCTTTAAAAAACTACAAGAAAATTTCAACAACTTAAAAGCAAAAATCGAACCCCTCATCCCCGTGATTCAACAAGTAATCGCTGTAGTTGGAAAGGGTATCGCCTCAGCTGCTGGCGTGGCGGTGGCGGCACTTGCAAGGATTTTAAGCGGCGCAATGACTTATATTAGTGGTGTTATAGATGTACTTTCGGGGATAATTAAGTTTGTCACGGGAGTTTTTACGGGTGACTGGCAAAAAGCTTGGGATGGTATTACTCAAATCTTCAGGGGCTGGGCGAGTATGGTAAAGGGCATTATTGACGGAGTTGTTGGCGGTATTACAGAGGCTCTCTCGGCAATAATTAATTTCGTAGGTGGCGTTTTTGCGTCTGGTTGGAAAAACGCTTGGGACGGTGTTACTCAAACTTTTAGGGGTTGGGCAAGTGTGGTAAAAGGTATTATCGATAGCATAAAAGGTGCTATTGACGGACTCGTTGAGAGAGTCAAAGCTGTAGGTAACTTCATTTCAGGTGGCGAGAGTAAAATGCCAAAGGTAACAACAATACCTGCAAAAGCCACAGGCGATCTTAACTGGATGGGCGGACTTGTTCAAGTAAGCGAAAAAGGTGGCGAGATTATCGACTTGCCACATGGTACAAGAATTTATCCGCATGATGAGAGTGTTAGAATGGCAAAAGGTACAGGTGGTACAGTTTTGAATATTCCGAAACTTGCTGACCAAATTATTGTAAGAGAAGAGGCAGACATTGAAAAAATCGGCGATGCTATAGCAAAGAAGATTATGGCATCTAAGAGCAACAGAGGAGGTATGAGTTTTAGTGCAAATATGGCTTAAGGGTGGCGCACCGATGCGCTTCCCCGTACTTCCTGGTGAGTACAAAGTGCAAGGAAGTCGGGGAATTGAAACAGTAAATATTAATGCGGTCGGCGAAACCGACTTAGGCGGAATGAGGGGGCTGAGAACGGTCTCCTTTTCTTCCTTTTTTCCAAAAAGATACAATCCCTCATATTGTGAATTTAGAGGCATTAAAAATCCGCAGAGATATGTCAAGCAGATAGAACAAATGATGAACGGCGGTATTGTGAAGCTTATCATAACCGGAACTGCGATAAACTTCCCTTGCCGAATATCTTCATTCGAATGGGGAGAAGATGACGGAACGGGTGATATAAGGTTTTCAATAACCTTAAAGGAGCATAGAAAAATCGCTATATCTCAGTCAAGTGTAGTTGCAGAGAGTCAAGCGACTACACAGACAGCAAGCGAAGATACAGCCTCAAAGGACACAACAAAAAGAGAAGATACAAGAGAAAAGCCCAAAACTTATACAGTAAAGCGTGGTGATTGTCTTAGCTCCATAGCAAGAAAGCTGACGGGTTCGTCAAACTGGCATGCACTATATGAGCAAAATAAGGGCATTATTGGAAGCAATCCAAATCTTATAAAAGACGGCACCGTCCTAACAATTCCGTGAGGTGACAAATGAAGATAAACCTTATAAAAGATACAGGAGTTATTTATGACATATCGGGAGCGTGTGCAAGAATAATTTGGAAAGGTTCCGCAAGTGAAGCATCAAGAAGCGTTGATTTTGACTATATCAATGCGCCTTACGACAAAACCGTAAATTTGCCAAGCATCGCAACAGGCGACTACATATCGCTTGAGGATAGCAAAGAAGGCGAAATCTTTTTCGGGCAGATTTTCGGAGTAGAGAAGTCAAGCCAAACAGGTACTATCACTTTTACGGCTTATGACATGATGAAGCACTTGCTTGAGTCGACAGGGCAGTATAACTTTAAAAATTTGACGGCTGAGGCGATAGCTTCTCAGGTGTGCGCGGATATACAAGTGCCTATTAGGCATCTACATCCGACTGGAGTCAATATCGCAAGCATGATATGTGACAAAATGAAGATGTACGACATAGTGATGGCTGCATACACAAAGGCTCATAAAATTACGGGTGATAAGTATTTCGCTATGATATATAAGCGTGGACTTGGTGTATACAAAACAGAATGGGCTGTAAAAGGCTTTACGCTTTCGGAAAATTCAAATATTTTTGCGAGTAGTATCACTGAGAGTATGGATGATATAAAAAACAAAATCTTGATTTTTGACGATAAGGGCAAGCAGATAGGCGAAGTAAAAGATGATGGAAGCATAAAGAAGTTTGGTGTCTTTCAGGAGATTTACAGCAAAGAAGAGGGGGTTGATGCCACAACAGGAGCGAAAAACCTTTTGAAAGTTAAGCCGACTCAGGCAATAAAAATATCGGCTATAGGCGATATAAATTGCTTATCTTGCTACTTTGTGGAGGTCAAGGATGCGGCCACGGGCTTATCGGGCAAGTACTGGATATCTTCAGATGCTCACACATTTGAAAACGGTACATACAAGATGGAGCTTGAACTTAGGTTCGACAGCTTGATGGATACTAAGAATGCAAAGGATGAGGCTGAAGAGAAGAGAAAAGAAGAGCTCAAGAAAGAGAAGAGAGAAGAAAAGAAGAAAGAGAAGAAGGCTTTAAAAGCTCAGACTAAGAGCGGTACACAGTCGAAAGAAAAGGAAGCTACAAAAGAAAAGAATAAAAAGAAGGGCAAGGGCATGAAGAGAGGCGAAAAGAAGAGGCAAGAAAAGATTGCAGCTATAAGAAAAGCTGTAGCGGAGTCAAGAGCAAGAAACGGAGGTGGATGATATGAGTTGGACTGATGCTTTTTTAGAAAGAGATGATGGCGACACTTCGGCAGGCATACAGCTTGCAGAGATGATAAGCGAAAACTCTTGTAAAATCGGCGACCTTATACTTACATCTGAAGATCTTCTTTTTGATGAGTCTTTGACAGTAAAGCTTGCAAGCACTGTGGCAGGTCAGTGCCCCGAAGGTGGTGCTTTGGTAGATAAAAGCACATATATAAGTCCACTTAAGGCGGGCGACAAAGTGGCGGTGATGAAGGTAAAGGGAAGCGACCCGACCGACTACACATCAAGCCTTTATCTTGTACTTGGAAAGATGGTGAAGCTATGAGTATCTTACCTTCTTTTTTAGAAGAGCTTAGCAATGTAGATATAGCGGAAAGCGAAGAAACTAAGGTCATAGAGGTACCGCGTGAGTACGGCATAGACTTCACGACGGGACAACTCACGGGCAAGATGGTCGAAGGCCTTGAGGCTATAAAGGTATGGGTGTGGTTATGTCTACATACTGAAAGATTCAGACACGCTATATACTCTGCAGATTATGGCACATCTTTCGAGCAGTATATCGGGCATGTGCTTAGTGATGAGTATATAAATACTGATTGTGAAAGCGAAGTGACGGACGCACTTCTTATGAATGAATATATCAAGGGCATAGAAGATTTTGAGGTCGTCAGAAATTCTGATACCTTGAATATAAAATTTAGATTAGTGACAAAATTTGGAAGTTTGGAGGTGGATGAGAGTGTACGAAGATAAGACTTATAAAAGTATCTTAGCAGATACTAAAAGCGACATAGGCGATGAAGTCATAAAGGTAGAAGGCAGTCTTGTACATAATGCCTTATCCGCCTTGGCTTATGAGATTGAAAAGCTGTACATACAACTTGACTATATCATAGAACAAAGCCACGCTGGCACAGCAGATCTTGAGCATCTTGAGATGATTGCACTTGACAGAGGTATAGTCAGAAAAGAAGCGACTAATGCATATGTAAAAGCAGAGTTCAATGTGGCGGTGCCAATTGGCAGCAGATACAGCCTGAAAGGGTATAACTACAGAGCTGTAGAAGTTATAAATGATAGCTTGCATCAATATAAAATGATAGTAGAAGAGACAGGATTGGGCCCGAACGACTTACGAGGCGATCTTATTCCGATTGATTTTACCGAAGGGCTTGAGAGTGCGAAGGTGACGGAGTTGCTTGTCGCAGGCGATGATGATGAAAGTAAAGAGTCTTTGTATAAAAGATATATTGAAAGCTTCACATCTCAAAGCTTTGCAGGCAATATCGCAGCGTATAAGGAGAAGTTCGCAAGCATACAAGGAGTTGGAGGCTCAAAGATATACCCAACTTGGCAAGGAGCAGGCACAGTCAAGGCTGTACTTATATCTTCAGAAAATACTGCAGTTAGTAGTTATCTGATAGAGCAGATAAAAAAAGGAGCCGTGCCCGATAAGGGAGCAGGTTATGGATGGGTACCGATTGGCCACAATCTGACTATAGAGTCAGTAAAAGAGGTTATCGTTGCCGTAAGTACTCAAATTACATACGCATCGGGCTATTCAAGTGCAAATTTGGCCGAAAATATCAAGGCAAAGATACAAGGCTATCTGAAAGGTATAGCAGAAGCATGGAAAGAAGGCGACGAGCATACTGAGGCAATCGTATACATCTCAAGACTTGAGTCGGCCATATTAGATGTGCAGGGCGTACTTGATGTAAACAACACTTCTTTAAATGGAAACAGCAGTAATTTAACTTTGCAGAGTGATGAAATTCCAAAAATGGGCGAGGTGGTACTGACATGATAGAGGTTGATACACTTCAATATCTACCGCTTCACATAGCGGAGATAGAAGAGTTTAAAAAGATTGCAAAGACTTATGATAAGTACTTAAGACTTGTATGGCAGTCACTAAAAAAAGAAGAACTTAACAGGATTTTAGCCACAATGGACGAAAGTGAGTGCGCACAGTGGGAAGAGCTGCTGCATATAGTAGTAAATCCGGCTGACAGTCTTGAAGACAGGGTCAACCGCATACGCGGTTATCATGTGTCCGACTTGCCTTATACAATCAATAAACTTGATGAAGTATTAAAGGTTGTGTGCGGTGCGGATAACTATAAATTAAAAGTGGATAGCTCAAAATATTTGATTGATTGTGGTGTAAAACTCGTATCAATCCCTATGATTAGTGTAATTGCCGATTTGATAAGAAAGAGAGCACCTGCGAACATGCTTGTAAATGTGTATGCTTTATTCAATCGCTGGGAACGCTTTAAACAATTAAGGTGGTCAGAGATTACTACAGACACATGGAAGAAAATTCACGACGATAAAAAATGGCAGGAGGGATAAATGCAAAAAACAAGACATTTTCAATTAAATAAACCGCAATTATCGGATTTTGCGAACATCGAAGAAGCGATAAACCCGTCTATGGACATCATAGATGCGAAGCTGAAAGAATTATCTGACGAAAAAATAAATGCAAATGACGGAGCAATCGCAAATGTAACCATGCCCCCTGCTTGGATTGAGACTGCTGCAATATCGGATCTAAATCAGATTGAGGCAAAGCGAAGCATAAAAAGCATTTTAAGTGCCTTGGTCGGAGGGCTTAGATACTTGCAGGACTACTTCAAAAAGGTCAGAGTTGTACAGCTTAGGGCAAGCGCTTTCAGTAGTACAGCGCCTTATGTAGCACGCATAGAAGTTGCAGGCTTAAAGGCAAGTGATACGCCGGTAGTCAGTCATAAACTGCAGGATGGAGTGACGGATGCAGGGGCGATAAAAGGCGCGTGGAAGTCTTACAGCTGTATAGATAAGATTGAAATTTATGATGGCTATATGCTTGTAAAAAGCTTTAGAAAGAAGCCGATGCAGGATGTGTGGCTGATGGTGAAAGGAGGTTAAT